CATATTATTGTATTTAGGTTTATGTCTCATTCCGACCACTTCGCTGTCTCGGTGTCGGTGTATGTGATATCAATATTAGTGTTCGGTTTTTGGCTCAAGTCAATCAGCATGGCGTTACGTAGTTCTTCATACGTAGTCGGTGGCAAGTTATCGGTCGGATTATTGATATACGCGTTTAAATCCATACCGCTTTCGATCGCGCCTTTAACCGCTTCAAGCATAGCAAACATCAGCGCGTGTACTTCGCCGTTCGCGTTATCGTATATCAACTTCCGCATATATTTCTTATGGTCGTTGCGTTTTTGGCCTATATATTTACTATCAATCAACCGATACACATTATGGCTTATATTCTTCAAGGCCGTGTCTGTGTTCCCTAGCGTCTGTTTAACTTCGTCATTCGTGTACGAAGTATACTTTGTCACGCCGTCAATTGTTAAGTAATATTCCTCGAACGTCATATCGTATCCCATGTAAGCATTGTCTACTAACATATTTTACCTCCTGTTAATAATAGAGGGCTGGGCATGAACCCAACCCTCGATATTATTTAGTTACTACGTTAAATTTTCTGTTGCTGAATAATCATGGATTTTCAAGATTGCTCTTGAAGCGTTTGTAAGTTTGAAACCAGATACCATTTCGACTTCTGCATCAATACCATTAAAACGAGGCATTCCGTCGAAGATTCCTACGACGTTAACTGATGTAACGATTGACAACGCGTCATGGTCGTACACGATGAACTCAAGCTCGTCAGTTCCTGCTTGCCAAGTAATGTCTGCTGTTCCGCCATTGATGTTAGTCAAGTCTCCTGCTGCGCTTGATAAATCTTCATACTCAAACACGTTCAATCCTGCGATACGTCCTACATACGCATCTCTGACTACTTCGTTATCAAGTTGTACTGAACGTTGGAACTCGTCCGCTTTCAATAACTTTCCATATACCGTTGGAGATACAAGGATAGTGTCTGGATTGGCTTTCAATGCTCTCAGCGCTTGTCTAGCGTCTACGATAGTGTCATAGACATCATTTGATGCCGTAACAGTTGTAACGTTTGTTGCTACTCTGATTCCGTCCGCGTCTACGATGGCCGATGCTGCTTCAATGTTCCAAGCCGCCTTGACTTCTTGTAACGCCGTTTCAAGTTCAGCTGCCGCTACGCTGTATGCTACTGACGCAACTGTCGCGCCGTAAACTTTTCTTGCTCTGTTGAACTGTTTGTTCAACGAGATAGTGATTAGGCTGTCGCCTACGATTGTCTCCGTGAAGTCTGCTCCAGGCGCGGTTGCTGTAACTGTGCCTGTACCAGGTTTGTGTACGAAGATTTGCCCTGCTGGACCTGTTTGATACTTGTCAGTGAACGAGATTCCTGGTTGGAACACGTTACCTGCGAATAGATTAGGTTCTACTAATGGTGAAAATTTGTCATCGACATAATGTCCAGTCGATGCTGGGTACAATAAATTAGCCATGCTTTAAATCCTCCTATTTTTTGTTGAGATATTTTTTGTATTTCGGGTCGTTAGCCATGTACGCCTCTACTTCGGTCATATCTGTTGGCTTCTTGCTTTCTGTCGGGTCTTGAATACCTATCTTTACTCCGCCTTTGGCTTTGAATATAGGATATTTTTTCACGACATCCGCTAACTTTTCAGGGTCGTTGCCTGCCAATTTCAGAGCGTCCTCAACCTTGTCTGCTTCGATACCTAGCTCGCTAGCTTTGAGCTTAACTTCATATTCAAGTTTCTTTGATTGCCATGTGGTCTTTTCTTCTTCAAAGGCCTTAATTTGTGCCTCCATTTTTTCATGGTCGGTTTTTTGGCTTTCTTGATATTCCTTGAATTTTTTTAACCCCTCAGCATCGAACAGGTTCACACCATATTCTTTGGACATATCTCTCAATATATCGTTCTTGCTAAGTTTTGTTTCTACCACCGGAGTCACCGGAGTTGTTTCTGTTACAGGTTTTACTGGCTCATCTGCCATAGTGTGTTACCTCCCATTTTCGGCCTGTCGGCCATCATTTAATATTACACTCGCGAGCGTCAGCCCTACGATCAAATCCATTGTCATGATATCAGGTATTGCAATCATCGTGTCGATGAATACTTGCGTCTCAAGTGTTGGGTGCATCATATCTTTGCTCTCAACATCATCAAGCAAGTTCACCGCGCCCATGCGATAGTACGGTACTCTCTTGCGCCGTAGTTCT